AATAAATCTTCTCTACCTGCGCCCATGCCAACTAATCTACCACCAGTAGGATTTATTCTGTCACCACCTATTTGACCACCCATATCTCTAGGCTCTATTAAATCTCCAATACCACCACCATCTGCTTTACCCATTTTAAACATTTCTAAAAATTGTGGTAGAGCTTGTAAACTTGTTTTTCTTCTGATTGACTCTGCTTGGTCTGCATCTATGACCATTGTATAAATGTTTTCAAAATCTGTAGAGTCAGATGATATACCTAGATCTCTTGCAATTGATTTTGCGATGTCATCTTTTTCTTGAGTTGTTAAGTTAAATTGAAATTCTCTTGTCTCCACACGATTAGGATCTCTAAGCTTCATAGTAACCATTTGACTAATCTTTTCTTGCGTTGAAGGTGTTTCTTCTACAGGCATGCCACCTACAGCTCCTGTAGATCTACCGGTCTCAAATGTCATTCTGTTACCATCTCTACTTACTGTTGAGCTACCAATAAGACCCATCTTTTTTAAGTAATCGAATATCTCATTATCACCTAATTTATCAGCTTGTCTTGAGTCTTCTAAAAAAGCTCCTGTAACATCGTTAACTAGGAATGGATTCTTATCTGGATCATATTGAAATGCTGCTCTAGTGCTTTCAGGTAATTGTTCTTCATCAAATAAACCAAGCCCAGCTGCAAAGCCAAGCCCACCTGCTACACCAGGTAAAAATTTAAATGGGTTGTCAGCATCTAAACCCTTAAACATTGAAGCGCCTTTTAATCTTTCTAAAGCTAAATCTCTTGCTAATGCTGTTTGTGTGGCTCCTGGACCTGCTATTTTTGTGTTTTTTAAAATATCCATTGGAGATATGAATGTACCAGCACCTTTTGATCCAAAAGTTTTGCCACCAAAGTATCCACCAATTCCACCTGCTAAAGCTTCTTTTCCACCTTTACCTGCAAGTAACGGCACCCCTGCACCAATTAGTGTAGAGTACAACGGACCGAGGCCAAATGCAGACGCTGCAATACCAGCAAAAGGGGATAAATCCCCAGCTACATCTTTAATTTTTTTAAAAAACCCTTTAAGCATAATCTCCTAAGCAATTTATGTGATTGTTTTAGCAAGCTGGCAGGGCTTGTGAAATAAGCCAATTAATTGTACAATTATAGGCAAATTATTGTTATATGACAATAGAAAAAGATTAGGAGCTCCCATGGAGGAAATTAAAAAAGAATTTAAATTAAAGTTTGATGCTATCAGACCTTTTGGTCCCACAGTAATCAAAGGCAAAATGCCACCGTTTCTTATAGATTTAGTAAACGAAAAAACAGATGAGTTGTTAAAAGATCCAAAGCTCGCTAAACAATGGGATTGGTCACAAAATTTAGCGGGTAATGTAAAACAAGAAGTAAGAATACCACCACCATGGCTTGATAAAGAAGGACAGCAGATAGCTTTTTTGCTTGGTGAAATGGTAAAACAGTATTTAAGCATACCACCAGCGAGTGAAACAATAGCTCCTGATAAGGTACAGCAAATGGTAATTGAATCTATGTGGGCCGTGAGCCAATGGGCAGGAGACTTTAATCCAGCGCATATGCACGATGGTGATTTATCTGGCGTGTTTTATACTAAGATGCCAGAAAGCATAGACAAAGAGAGAAAAGCAGAGGATCATTATCCTAGTGTTGGTGATATTGTTTTTATGTGTGGTGATCCTAAAACTTTTAGTGGACATAAACTACAACATCCACCAGAAGTGGGTGACATATTTATGTTTCCCTCTTGGCTTACACACATGGTGTATCCATTTAGAACTCCTAATGAAGAAAGAAGATCTGTCTCCTTTAATTTGCGTTTAGTGCCTAAAGATGCAACTTTAACCACGGATGAACATAAATAAAGTACCTATGGTTCGTATTACTTGGCTTGATGCCAAGGACACAGAAACAGGGTGGCTTCCGATTAAAGATATATTGGAGGCGCCTTTAGCCGTGTGCCAAGAAGTAGGGTACATGGTAGTAAACAATGAAGATAAGATTGTAATCATGAGATCATGGTGTGTTGACAAAGATGATAATCATGGAGGTGGGGCAATAGCAATCCCACGTGGATGGGTAAGAAAAATTGAGTATTTAAAAGTAGAGTATGCAACAAGATAAATTAGCAGACATACACATTTTAGAGGGCGGTGTAGGTAAAAATTTACAATTTACCTCAATGTTAGATGATTTAACTGTTGATAAAAAAATAAATATTATGTCACCTTGGCCTGAGATTTTTAAGTATGATTCTAGGGTTGCTCATTCTTGTGTGCTGCACATACCTCCATTACACGATCATACTCATACTTTTTTTAAAAATTATTGGAATGTTTATTATCATGAGCCCTACAGATCTAATTTTTTAAAAGGTGATTGTCACGTTGTTGATTATTGGAGACAGATGTATGAACTACCAGATGTTAATGATAAGCGACCAAACTTTCAAATAAATCAGCAAAGAGAAAAAATATTAGAGCAAGATATTCTTAAATTAGGTAAATTTATTCTAGTGCAATTTACAGGAGGTCAGGCAATCAAAGCTGACAATTATGATACTGAAAATGCAGGTAAGAATTACAATCATGGACAAGAGGTAGTTAATCTATTGCGTGAACAACTACCAAATATTAATATAATTGTATTTGGTCATGACAATGAGCAAAAGCCTTTATTAAACACCATGGCTTTTAATAACTTTGGCGGTAATCCAAAATTTGTAGACAAAATAGATTTTATGATACTCGCTAAATATTGTGTGTCCTTCATCACTATAGACAGCGCTTTGCAACATATGTGTTCAAACAAAGCATTTAATAAAAAAGGTGTAGTTCTTTGGGGCACATCTAAACCTGAGATGTTTGGTTATAATCAAAATATTAATTTGATATCAGATTATCCTTATTGTGTAGAAATAGATCCTAAAACAATAGTGGATACCTTTTTAAATCAGGAGGTATCATGAAATTTCTTGGAATGAGACTATGTGAACACGACTCAAACATATCTTATTTTGATGGCACAGATGTACATTATTTTAAATCAGAAAGATTTAGAGCAATTAAAATTAATGATTGGATGGGAAAGCATCATGCTTATGCTAATTTTGAATCTTGGATGAAAGAAATTAAAGAAATGTGGAATCTAGAGCCAAACGATTTAGATGAAATAGGTATAGTTTTTGATCCCTGGCATTACCGTTTAAACTATGAAGACGATGATTTTTTTCCGACAAAAAAATTTGATTACTTGCCTTATAACATAACCAGAATTGATCATCATTATGCTCATGCATTAAGTAGTTGGCCTGTAACAAAGACGTGCAGAAAACATTTTGTGTTTGATGCTTATGGTGACTATGACACCTCATGGTCATATATAGAGGACGATAAATTAGTAGATGTTGGTAATTTTAAAATGAACGATTCATTAGGTAATCTAATGAATGGAGCATCAATAGAGATGGAAATTGTTGTTAAAAGTCGTTTAGATTCAAGCGGTAAATTTATGGGCTTGCAAGCATATGGCAATATAGATGAAGAATTCTTAAACAAACTACGTGTTTTTGATATGACAATGATGCGTGCTGCATTTCAATTTACCTTGTATGAGCAACATGTTGGTGATCCACTTTTAGCTAAGCACAAAAAATTAGATTGGGCTAGAACAGTGCATTATTGGGCTGGAGAGGCTTTAGTTAATCATTTTGCAAAATATGTAGATAAGGATGATGAAATATCTTTTTCAGGAGGATGCGCACAAAATGTAGTTTGGAATACTTTTATAAAAAATAAATATAAAAATTTAGTAGTTTTTCCTCATTGCAATGATGAAGGATTAAGTCTTGGTGTTTTAGAGTTTTTTAGAAAAAAACATAATCTATCACACTACAAAACAAATAACTTTCCGTATTGGCAGATTCAACGATGATTATAATAGATAAAGAAGCTGCAGTAGCATCATTAATTAATCAAGATGTCGTTGCTTTATTTCAAGGGCTTGGTGAAATAGGACCAAGGGCTTTAGGAAATAGATCCATACTATTCGATCCTAGAAATAAACACGGCAAAACTATTGTAAACAGGTTTAAGAAAAGAGAAAATTATAGACCGTTTGCTGGAACTGTTTTATTAGAACATGCAAAAGATTGGTTTGACATGGGTAATATTGAGGAGTCACCTTATATGTTGTATAGCTTACCAGTCAAAGAAGATAAGATAGATTTAATACCCGCAATAGTACACGTGGATAAGACATGCAGAGTGCAGACTGTTACGGAAAAACAAAATAAATTTTTCTACGATTTAATAAAAGCATTCTATGAGAAAACAAAGGTGCCTATATTATTAAACACTTCGCTAAACTTAGCTGGTGATCCATTAGTTAATACTTACGATGAAGCCGTAGAAACAATTAAACAGGCAGGAATAAAATATTTATATGTTAATATCTAAACAAGAATTATTTCCAACTTTAATTAGAAAGTTTCAATTCAACGAAAACGAGATGTCTGCGTTGTTGAAAGAAATAACAAATAAAAAAGAAGAAATAAAAGAAACTAGCTTTTTTTATTCTATTAATCATTATGAAAACTATTACACAGATTATAAAAAACCAACACAGATAAGAGAATACGAAGCACTTATGAATTTAGTAGCAAATCAATTTGCCAGTGAAGGTTATACGCTAGAGCTTGGTAGATATTGGACAGCTATTTATGGTAAAGATTCTGCACACAATTCACATAATCATCATTCATTACGTGCAAATTTTTCTAGTATTTTATATTTAACAGATGGCGGATCTACCTCTTTAATATCATCAAACCATACATCTGATCAAAAAGAACACTTCGAAATGGCTGAGGTTGGTAAACTGATAATTTTCCCAGCAGCTCAATGGCACTATGTTACTTACAAAGAAAGCAACGAGAGAATAATAATATCACAAAATTTAAGGATTACAGGAAATGAGTATGTCTAAAATATTTATAGGCACCCCTTGTTATGGAGGCATGATTACAGCAGACTATTTTAAAAGCTGTATGCAACTTGTAGCTTTGGCAGCCACTAAGAAAATAGAATTACAGTTTGGAACTATAGGCAATGAGTCATTAATAACCAGAGCTAGAAATACTCTTGTTCAATTATTCATGGATGGTGACTATACGCATCTTTTATTTATAGACGCGGATTTAGCTTTTAATCCTACAACAGTCATTAAAATGTTGGAGTATGACAAGGATGTGGTAACAGGAATATATCCAAGAAAAACAATAGATTGGATAAAGGTTAAAAAAAGATTGAAAGAAAACCCAGATATGTCTGAGGACGAGCTAATGGCAGCCTCGTTGCAGTATAATCTGAATGTTAAAGATCCTAATAAAATATCATTAGACAAAGGCTTTATTGAAGTATTGGATGGACCCACAGGGTTTATGATGATTAAAAGACAAGTGTTTGAACGAATGGCAAGAATCTATCCGGATCTTAAATTTAAACCAGATCAACATTTAAACCAATCTCATGACAAAGAGTTTGATTACCATAACACATCTGATTGGAACTATACTTTTTTTGATACGATGATAGAACCACAAACTAAAAGATATCTATCAGAAGACTATGCTTTTTGTCGTTTGTGGCAAAATATGGGCGGTAAAATTTATGCGGACATAATGTCAGGTATGACTCACTACGGTAATTATGCATTTAGAGGTAACGTGGCAACTCAATTTAAAGGTTTTAAATGAATTACGAATACATATCAGAAAACATAATAATTTGTAAAAATTATCTACCAGATTCAATGCTAGATTTAATTAAAATAGATTTATTAAATAACAGAGGAAATTTTGATCTTCCTGTGTGGTCGGACAATACTAAAAATTTATTTAGTGAAAAGTGTGGCGGTTTGGATTATTGGATTAGTAAAAATGAACCCATACCTCCAAACAATAAGGCGATACTAGGTCTAGAGAAATGGTTTTATCATCAAGGTTTATATTCTTATATAGATAATCATGGTGGGTTAGATTCGTTTCAATTTCTAAAACGACAAAAAGAACACAAAATTCACGTAATATCTTATAATAATGGAGGATATTACAACTGGCATAAAGATTCTGAGCATTTTACATTTAATTTAGTCTTAACTGAGGGAGAGGAATTAAGTGGTGGAAATATGCTTTTTATGGATGAGGGTCGAATAATAGAGGTGCCAAACCAAAACAATTTGATGATTCTCATGCCTTCGTTTATTCAACATTGTGTGACTCCTTTGCATTCAAAAACAGGGAAAGATGTGTCTTTTCCTCAGCAAAGATTTAGTATACAATATTGGGTCAAATGCAATTAGTTGATCTAAAATTTAGACCTGGAATAGATAAACAAGATTCTGCTTACGCAGCTGGAGATGATAGAAAGTACATAGATTCTGATTTTGTTAGATTTCACTATGGTAAACCAGAAAGATGGGGTGGTTGGCGATTTCTACCTAATCCCAATGTTACACTTGTTGGTGTCGTAAGAGATACACACTCTTGGATAGGTTTAGATGGCACTAGATATTTAGCTTTAGGCACAGATAGAAAATTGTATATTTATTCAGAAGGTAAGGTGTATGACATATCACCAATTAGAACTACAGACTCCTTAACAAACCCATTTGCTACAACTAGCGGATCTGCTACCGTAACTGTTACGGATGCAGGACATCAAGCGGAAGAAGGTGCTTTTGTAACTTTTGATAATGGCTCTTCTACAAATGTAGTAGATGGCATTGATTTTAACAACGAATTTGAAATTTTAACTGTGCCAACCTCTAATACTTATACAATAAATGCAGGCACAAACGCATCTGGCACTACAGCTGCAGGTGGTGGATCAGTTGATGCTTCTTATCAAATTAATCCTGGACCGGTTAGTTCAACTTATGGATATGGTTGGGGCACACAAACATGGAGTGCAAGCACATGGGATACACCTAGATCTTCATCTAATGTTGTTATTGAAGGTAGAAACTGGTCATTAGATAATTTCGGTGAAGATTTAATAGCTACAGTTATTAATGGCGGCACTTTTGTTTGGGACACATCAGGTGGTTTAGGTGCAAGAGCTACAGCATTATCTAATGCTCCCACAGCTTCTAGGTTTAGTCTTGTTTCTACAGATACAAGACATTTATTAATATTTGGGACTGAAACTACAATTGGTAATCCAGCTACTCAAGATGATTTATTATTTAGATTTTCTGACAGAGAAGATGCAACAGATTATACGCCGGTTGCTACAAACGAGGCAGGATCATTGAGAATAACTGATGGATCTAGGATTGTTGGTGCTGTAAAATCTACAGGTCAAATATTAGTTTGGACAGATACATCATTACACGGAATACAATTTGTTGGCACGCCTTTTACTTTTGGTCTTAGACAACTTGGTGCTAACGCTGGCTTAATAGCTCAACATGCTGCTATAGAAGTAAATGGTAAAGCGTATTGGATGTCTGACAATGCTTTCTATTTGTACGATGGTGTTGTTAAAAAAATGCCGTGTTCTGTGCAAGATTTTGTTTTTGATGACATTAGCTACACAAATAAAAATGATATAGCTGTTGGTCTAAACACAGCTTTTAATGAAATTATTTGGTACTATGCATCAGCCAATGCTACTCAAATAGATAGATCTGTTGCATATAATTATCTTGAAGGAACTTGGTACACAAACTCTTTAGGTAGAACGACATGGCTTGGTGCTTATGTTTATGAGTTACCTATAGCTACTGAATACAGCAGCACAACAACTGCTAATGCAACATCAATATTAGGCCTTACAGCTGGAGCTTCTTTTGTTCATGAACATGAGATAGGTAACAACCAATCTGACGGAAGTGCTATAACAGCTTTTTTAGAAACTGGTTCAGTAGAAATAGCCGATGGTGATCAATTAATGTCTATAAGTAAATTAGTGCCAGACTTTGATAACCTAACAAACACTATGACTGCAAGATTAACGTTGGAGCAGTATCCACAATCATCTGCAAATGTACAAACATCTGGCAGTATAACAAGCAGTACAGAAAAAATTAATGTTAGAGGTAGAGGTAGAGCAGTGAAAATAAGATATACAACTAACACTGTAAATGATACACCTTGGAGACTTGGGTCACAGAAGCTGCAGATAAGACCAGACGGAAGAAGATAATGGCAAAAATAAATATAACTAGATTACCAAATGCTACAGCAGATTATGATGCTGGTCAGTTTGATCAAATGATTAGATTGCTAGAGCAAATAGTTTTTTTGCTTAATACAAACTTTCAACAGGATATAAAAGAAGAACAAGAACAGGAGACATTTTTCTTTGGCTAATATATTTAAAGGACCAATGTTAGATGTCACTTCGACAGACTTAACAACTTTGATAACTGTGCCTACGGCTAATCCGGGTGCCACACCACCTGTTATGCCAACAACGGTAATCATAAAATCTTTTATTGTTTGTAATGACTCTGGTAGTGCTACACTTCTTGATGTGCAAACAGTTAGAAATTCTGCAACATTTAAACAGTTTCACCAAAAAAATATAGCTGCAGGAGCAACGGTGGATTTACTAAATCAACATGATGGAATTACAGGGGGCATGATTGTCTTACAGGAATCTGATGTTTTGAAAGTACAAGCTAATGCAGCCAATCAAGTTCACATAACCGTAGCTGAGATGGAGGTTACAAAAGGTCAACTGTAAGGAGAAAAAGAATGGAATTATATCAATTATTTATTACGCCATTTTTCAAAACAAAATTGAAAATGGATAACACTGCGATGATCAAAAAGTTGTATGATCTCAAAGAAGAAAACAAAAAAGGCACGCCAAGATCAAATGTTGGTGGTTGGCATAGTGGGTTGGATCTATACAAACTTTCAGAATTTAAAGATATTACAGTCTCTATATTAGAACATGCTAAAGAATGCTTTGGTCATTTAGATGCGGCTGAGGACATGCACCCTAAACTTGAAGCTTTGTGGGGTATAATTAATCCACCCGGATCAAGAAACAATGTTCACACTCACCCTGCTAGTTTTTTGTCTGGGGTATATTACATGAAAGTTCCGGATAAAAGCGGACAAATCACTTTTCTAGACCCGAGACCTCAAGCAGAAATACTAGATGTTTTTAAGAAAGATGACCCAAATATAAGTTTAGCTCATAGCGTAGATTTACCACCAGAAGAAAATTCCTTGATTTTTTTCCCATCATGGTTACAACATCAAGTTATGACTAATTTATCAAAAGAAGACAGAATAGTTTTAAGTTTTAACCTTATGTGGATTGGAGATGATAATGCCGATAATTGAAAATGCTGAACAGATAGGAACAGTTACTTTAGAGGATGGAAGAGTAATTCCTAGATACAAAGTAAAAACAGAAACTACTTTAACCAATACTGATACTGGTCAAGAATACGAATCTGAAGAAGCTATGCAAGCTGATATAGATGATCCAAACACTTCGACAACTGCTGAAAAAATTAGACGAGATGTCAAAGTTTTTGCCCCATCTTTAAAAGACATGCTTGGTGAAACGCCAAAATCATAATACTGTAAAATTTGTTAGCACCATACCTGGTGTAGCAGACATGTTCCCCATTAAATTAATGTCTGAGCATAGGCCAGAATGGGCTGGTAAAGCACGTGCAGAATACAAAAAATTAGATAAATCGATAAAACAAAATCATATATCTCTATGTCCAGGTATATTTGATTTACTTAAATTAGGATGGTGCGTGCCAATGTGGTACGATGTATATATAACTACTAAAAAAAGTGTAGATGGTTTTGAATGGAAAATAGCCGACAGCTCATTAACAGAATTAGCAAGTTTTAGTATCATGGGTACGCATGGTGATCAAATTGGTAAATACATACCTAAACGTAATAATCAATTAGATCACATTGTAAAAATTAATACACCCTATCACATTATTGCTCCGCCACATTTAAAGTTTTTATTTTTACCTATGCCTTACCCAGAACATTTTGATTGGGAAAGCACATCAGGATTATTAGATCCGGCAACAAGTTCAGAATTAAATGTGCAGCTGAATTGGAATGTAAAAGAAGGTGAAAGGTTTATTAAAGCTGGAACACCATTGATGCAAATAATACCTTTATCTGAAAATAATATTAATATGGAATGCAGAGAGGCGAACGAAAAAGAATTAAGATGGATCAAAAAAAGACCTTACTTTAATTCATTTTCATTTTCACCTATCAGAAATAAAATTAAAGATTTGTACACCAATTATTTTTTGCATTGACAATCATCACAACAATGTTGCTCTGCATCTTTGACATGTCTTTCAACATCTCTTTCCATAGCTAATAGTCGTTCGTGGTATTTGCTCACCTTATCTGCAAGGTAGGCAATGGCTTTATTTATGTCTTCGTTTTCCATATTTTCTCCTATGATTGTTAATTTTGGTGAGAATATAATGTAAGCATATTTTTTGTGTCTGCAACAGAATTATTTAAAAATGTTTTCTTGACAAATAAACTATGGTATACATGCGACAAAAGAATGGCTCTATTAGAAATATTCCCAGAAGTTGTATATCAAGACAATTTACCCATAAAAACTTATAGCTTAGATAATGTTGAATTTGATAAAAGCGGATTTTCTAAAAACTACAATGTTTTAAATTTAGATTCTTTTAAAGACATAAAAAATTTAATTAAGAATAGTATTAATAAATATACTCATGAATTATTGTCTGTATCAAAAGATATTTCTTTTTACATATCTAGGTCTTGGATTATAAATATGAAAAGATTGCATTTTAATCCTGAGTATCACAATCATGCTAATTCATTTTTCACTGGTGTTGTATATTTGGAATTGGATGAACAAAAAGATTCAATACAATTTAAAAAAACAAATGAATACAAAATATTAGAATTTGATTATGATGTCCCTAACAAATACAACCAAAGCGAGCTAAACTTCTTTCCTATGAAAAATGATATAATTATTTTTGATGCAAAAACATACCACAGAATAGGTGCACATATAACCAACACTCCTAGAATCTGTCTTGCTTTTGAAGTTTTTGCTAAAGGTGTGTTTGGTAAGAAGAATACGTCTAACGATTTTAATGTTGGGCAACTAACCCTTAAATGATATTAGGAGAAAAATGGAATCACAACAAATAATATACGGAAAAATGGTTAAAAAATATAAGATACCATTAGATCAAATAGAAGATCTTAATAATAGATATGACAAAGCAAAACAAAATTTAGAAACAATGGGCCATAGATTAGCTGGTAGAATAGACTCTGAGTTATCCATTCTGCCAATTGTGCAGTCTGCTCCTATATTTCCAACATTTGTAGCAGCTATTCAAGATTATTTTAAAACATGCATGGACACACAAATTATTGATTGGCTACCAAATCGTGAACAAGTAGAAATAATAGCTTGTTGGGTTAACGATATGAAAGAGGGAGAGTTTAATCCACCTCATACACATTATAATACTACGGGTTGGTCTACTGTTTTATTTTTAAAAGTGCCTGAAATTATAAACGATACAAAAGATCCACATAAATTTGTAGATGGTCAACTAGGATTCTTTGGAGTAGATGGTGTTTCAATGAAATGGGAGAAACCTGTTGTTGGTGATTTTTATATTTTTGGAGCAAACCACATGCATTGTGTAATGCCTTTTAAACTAAAAAACAAAAACGATATAAGAAGATCTATGTCATTTAATTTTATTGAAAAAAGAGAGCCCGAAGATGTTTAATAAAAAAATAATATTTTGCGCTGAGAAAAAACACATGGTTGATATCTGGCCACACCCAGTGCCAGCATCAAAAGTAATACCTGATGATTACAAAAAATTAAATAGTTTTACAGATGGTAATGTTATGTCACCCACTGTGAAAAAATGCATACCTTTTTTAGATTCTTTAACAGCCGGTTATATAATTCGTTTCGATCAAGATTATGTTGTTCAGCCTGTTGGTGATGACTTTAGTATCTTTCCAGCCACTAAAAGTGATGATGATGTTGACTTTCATAGTTACCAACAATTGCCTGAAAGTTATAAAAAAATGGCGGGTCAAAACGCAGGTAAATTTATTAATAAGTGGTTAATTAAAACACCACCAGGTTATAGCTGCTTGTTTGTGCCACCCATGAATAGAATAGAAAAAAGATTTAAAATAATTGAAGGTGTTGTTGACACAGATACTTACATAAACATAATAAATTTTCCATTTGTTTTATTAGAAAAAGAAAAACAATTTATGATTAAAAAAGGTGAACCGATGGTTCAATGTATACCTTTTAAAAGAGAATCATGGAAAATGTGGTCTGGTTTTTACAAAGAAAAACTTCATGGAAAAACTTTAGATACCTTAAATACTAAATGGACTGATAAATATAAAAATCTTTTTTGGCACAAGAAAAGTTACAAGTGAAAATATATGCTAATATCGATGATAGTGCTTTAATTATCAAAGATTTTTTACCTAATAATTTGTTTAAAAAAGTTGCAAACTTTGATTACGATCAATATGACAAAAATCAATCTTACAAAAATTGGGAGAATAATCTTTTCTTAGATGAAAGTAAAAATGTAACCATGAAAAAAGTCACAACGGTAGATCTTCTGTCAAGTTTGGATAAAGGAAAATATGAATACAAAAATATAATTTTTAAAGATGTTTTAGATGTTGTGAAAAACTGTCAGTTTATTCCTTTTAAAGATAATTCTTCACTAAACATTAGTTTCTATGAGTATGATAAATATGCTGGCATAAATTGGCACGATGATAATGGTTACACTTTAAATTACTCTTTGTATATTCATGAAGATTGGGACAGAAATTGGGGTGGAGAGACTTTAATAGATACAGGAAGAGGTTTACCTTTAAGTGTATATTCACAGCCCAACGCTTTAGTAGCAATTAAAAATAATATTGAACACAAAGTGTGTGCCGTAACTGGACCAAAAAAAAGAAGGGTATTACAAATACGTGGTATTTTTTACGAGTAATTAGAATCGTAATCTGCCCAAGTTTTACCTTCAGCATTAGTTGTACCATTAGCTGCATCATCAGCAACAGCAGCATTATAATCTCTTACAGCCTCTTCAATTTGTAACGCTCTAGTCTCACCCCAGACTAAAAGATCAGCAACAGTTGTGGTACCAACCGCATCACTTGTAGCGTTAAGTGGTGTATTGCCCGTCATCATACCAGTTGATGCATTTTTATTTTGTATTTCGTTTGGACCTAAATCGTTCCAAACTACATAGTGAATAGTATCTGGCAGCCAATTATCATTCCAGTTTTTTCCTTTATCTGCCCAATGAATAATAAAACTTTCATCATCACCATTGTCTAAGACCAAAGCTATGTGTTCTTTGTTAGCGATTACAATTTGTGTAGCCATAAATATCTCCTAATGTTTAATAATGTATTGAACAATTACAAAAGGTGAAAACGAATTTGTGCCTGATGCAGTCACATCTCCTGATAAAGCACCACCTGAATTAGTTATTGATATATTACCTGATAAAGTTCCAGATAAGTTGTGAGAGTGGTTGTGACCAGTTCCTGAACCTGTATTTCTTAAAGTGCCGAGAGGTGTAGTGTTAGCGGTGCCTCCTCTTGATGTGTTGTGTTCACCTACACCAACATTTTGAATTCTCGAGAAACTACCCCTAGGGTTACTTGCGTTATAACCTCCAATAGTACCATGGGTATGCGAAGCTAATTGTGCCTCTGTTAACGACGTATTATCAATACTTCCTGTCATAGTAACAGTTTGGTTTGAAGTAGCTGTACTTGTAACTGCAGATACTGCTTGGTTGTTGGTAACAGCTACAGTAACTGTATTAGCACCACCAGTTGTTGCTAAGTTAGTTGTGCCACTTTTACCTTGTGGAAACTTACCTTGAAGATCTGGAACATTAAATGTAGTTGAGCTATCACCTGCACCGTAAGTTGTTCCAACAACTGCAAATAAATCTGCGTATGTAGTTCTTGATACAGCTGATCCATCACACAAAAGATAACCTGCAGGAGCCGTAGCTTTACCCCAAGGTTTAATTGTTCCTACTTCACTTCTATTTGTTATATCTTGTAAGTTAGCCATAATTAATCGTTATACTTTAATCTCCAACCATTGTCACTGTCATAATACACCAACGATATACCAGCATTATTAGTTGATATTGTTAAATCTGACGTTGCCCCCTGAATCTTTTCACCATTTCTTCCAACGGTAATATTGTTAGTAGCTGCAGTGCCGTGTGAGTCAATTATTTTTACTTGGTTTCCAATTGAAGGAGAAGCAGGTAAAGTTATTGTTACAACACCACCAGATGTATCAACAAATATATTATCACCATCTGATGCTGTGTATGGTGAATCACCTGTTGCTTTTTCTATCCATGCTTCACCTAAACCAGCGAGTGTAAAAATATCATACCAGTTAGTTCCGTCAGTAGAGACTAATCTGTATTTACCATTTGTAATTGTTACTGTGTTACCAGAAGCGCCTAACCTTGCAGTTACGTCAGCGCCACCAGAAATATTATTATATAAACCGTATGTTTTTTGTACAGCAGGAAACTGTACGATATGAGTTGTAGAAATTGTTCCTGAAAAAATTATTTGGTTTTGTCTAGCTTCATTGTTCGCTTGAGATTGTGGACCATCACCAGTAGTTAAAGTTGTAGGGCCTGTGCCAGATAATGTCTTTGCATAAACACCAGCAATAGCAAACTCAAAAACTTGTGAGAAGTTATTATTTGTTATTGTACCCCAAGTTCCAGAATTTTCTCCGGTAGCTTGTAGTTCTATTTTCAAACTTGTCGAATAAGTCGATGCCATTTAATCTCCTGTTTTAAAACTTAATGATAATTTTAAAGTTTGTCAAAACTTTTTTTATGCAGCTTTATGAACTTCTGTCCAACTTATTCCGCTGTTTGAGTCATCTACTTGGCTCCAAAAGGTTCCTTGTAAATTACCTACATTACTAGTAACAGAATTGCCGGTGATTGTAAAGGCCACATCTATACGAATTGATACAGTTCCCACATTAGATGTTAAAGCCACACTAGGAGCTTCATAGCTAGTTTCTTGAGTAGCATCCCCTATACTTGATGTTAGCCCTGCAGCCGTAACGGATACAGTTGCACCCGCAGTAACTGTAACATCTCGGACAGCTACGAACAGTGCATCAGTGTTGCCTACATCTACAGAAGCAGATCCTGTAGCCTCTTCGTCTCCTAGAGTGACTGTTGCGCCATTACCTGTTAGAGTTACATTAGCATCTCCAGTTAATGTTAAAGATCCTAATGAAGGTGTTAAAGTTTGAGGAGCTACATCAATTGTAATTGGTAATGTTCCAGCGCTAGATACTAGACCTTGTTCAGTTACAACTATTGTTGTGTTGTTATCACCAGAAATAGAGAATGTTCCTATACTTGATGTTGCAGATACACCTGTTACAAAAACAGATGTGCCTGGAGTTGTTGTTGCAGAAGTTAATTCAACACCGGTAATTGTTGGTGCTACATCACCTTGGAAACCTAAATCACCTGGAGAAGAAGTTGCAGATACACCTGAGAGTGCGTATTCAGTTTCTAGAACATTCCATAGATTATCACTCCAACCAATGATTTGACCTGTAACTTGATTTGCACCACGACCCCAACCAGATTGGAATACACCAGAAGCATCCTCCTCACCAAGAGCAGAGGTTAATGCTATACCTGTAAGTGTAACATTAGAATCAGCAGTAACTGTTTCGGTTCCTAAACTTGAAGTTAAAGCATTCCCAGTTGCAGTAACTTCAGCAATACCAGTTGCCACTGCAGTGCCAGTTGTAGAGGTTAAACCTGCAGCAGTTGCGGTTACATCAGCGTTACCTGTTGAAGTTTCTTCACCTAACGAAGATGTTAAACCAACACCAGATAATCCGTTTGCCGTGCTTAATATGAAATCACCATTACCCCAAGAGGATGTGCTCCATCCAAGTGGCACAGTGGTTCCTACACCTCTATTCCATCCTGTTAGTAATTGATTGTCTACAATAGTAGGATTAGGCATTGTCCCTGCAGTTGATGTGAGGGCATTGCCGGTTGCTGCATACAGAGTTTCCTGTGATGCATCACCAATACTAGATGTAATTTGGTTTCCTGTGACCCCAAATACGTTCGTGGTAACTAGGGAAACAGTACCAACAGAAGATGAGAGGCCATTACCTGTTGCGTCTACGGGTGCAAAGGTATCCCAAGCACCCGAATTCCAGGTTTGTCGGCCCCATCCTTGAAGAGAGGCCATAAATTATCTCCTATGCTATTCTTATGATTGCAGCAGTTGATTCAGCAGCAGGGAACGTAATTGTAAACGTGCCAGCTGTTGAAGTTTTAACAGCACCGAAATCTAGAACACACACTGATGCGTTTGTTGTTAAACCAGATACAGTTGAGCTGTTATAAATAACAGCAGCTTGTGCAGAAATAGTTGCACTTGTAAATGATATATCATTAAAATCGCATACAGCAGAATCACCTGATAAAGTTGGAGTTACGGAAGTTAAAGTTCCGCCGCCTTCAGAATAAGTTCCTGAGTTTGCTACTTCATCAGATTGTGTGAAAGCAGTTGTTGATTTACTTAATGTTGCTTCGTTGTCGTATAGCGCAAGTTTAAAAGTATTCCCCGTCGTTGCCGTAAAATTGTGTAGGCCTTTCAGGATCTCCACTTTGAAACTGTTACAGACAGCTTGTGTAATTGCCATAATTATCTCCTATGGGTTCCTTGACTCGAGAGGGATACGAATAACGCCATCTCGATATTCGTCTCTACGGTCACGCCCCATCTCATATGTGGCTAAGCCCTGTACAGACTGATTATACATTTTATCGTAATATTGTATCATATCGGCTGGACCTTTCAAGTATCCAAGTGCCTCTAAAACACAACCATACAAAAGCACGTTTGGAGCATTCTGACTAACCCAATTTGAAGTTGTCGTACTGGATAAGACAGGTGGCTTGTACGTGTATGCGAGCTCTACAGTTAATGCAGCGTTCGGGGTTGGTGCCAACATATGTGTGTCATCATCATAAACAGCGTAATACTTTGGAGTACCTGCTCCTGTTGATGTTCTATTTGGCGCATATTCGTTAATAAACGAAATGTCTTTTTGTATCAAGAATGTTCTGTTATCAGATCCATCTATTAACTGAACATACCTTGTTGCCTCCCAATCAGCAGGAAGCGGTAAAAATGGATTATTTATAGTTAGTGTTGCTGTATCATATCTTCTATAATAATTTATATCGACAGTTCTTCTTAGCTTGTCTTCTACTGATACGATGAATTGATTAATAATTGCATCTGTTAATACATCAGATGTTGTCTCTGTGTATTCTCTCACATTACTTAATAAATCTGTGTAATCACTCATGACGTGCTCACTGTAACATTTCCAATACTAGTTGACAACCTTGTCTCTTTTGCTTCAGTTTTTGGCTGCATGCCAACGCTAGAAAATAAATTAGTATTAACACCTATCTGACCGACAAATACTCTAGAATCAGCGATTTGCCCACGAGCATTTTCTAAAGACTCTGGATCTTGAATAATAGGCAATGGTTCTAATTGAGGATGTTTTTCTTCATACTCTGAAATATGAACAGTTGATCCATTCCATTCTTTTACCATTTCATTGTATGGAAAAGCCATACCTGATCTATCAGATATCCTTTGTGCAAATTTTCCTGATGCGTATTTAGCCATTACACACTCGGAAGATATGCTTTAGGTGTTAGGAATACACTAGTTCTTTCACCATCTGTGTTTGCTGCTCTTTGAAATTCATCTTCATAAACTTGCTTTAATATTTGAATTCGGTCTGGCGCTTTTTTCATAGCTATGTAATAAGCTAATCCAGCAGTCATACATGGAAGAAAACGAAACGGAATCTCAGCATTATTGGTGTAATCGCCCGCATCCTTCATACGAAGAAGAGCGTAATACTTTAGAGTGTACGTTGTATCAGCTGCAGGATATAGATATAGTCTTGGGTTTATCGTACGTTCGAAATAGTATTGACTTGGTCTTCCGCTGGTTGTTTTGACAGCTATATTTAAATAAGTAGATCTACTAATTGATACAGCAGAAAAATCATTATTGTTTGCATCACTTATAGCAAGATCTGTAATATCAATTATCTGTTGTCCAGCTTCTTGACCAGATCCAAATAAATCTAGTCCAGTTAAATTTGTTGTACCAGCAGTAATTGTTTTTTCTTGTAATTGAATAGTCCAAAGATTTAATCCTCTGTTAGCCCATTCAGCCAACATAAGATTAAGAGAACGCCTTGCAGTTTGCAAATCGTATCCGCTACGAACTTGCAAACCACATCGTTCATATGCTTCTTCTGCTATCTCGTCGATTGATAGATCAAAGCTAGCTGTAGATGCATATGTTGGCATTATCTTCTACCTTTTTTCTTGACAGATTTTTTCTTAGTTTTTCTCTTTGTACTATTTCCACCCTTCATTGTAGGTTTCATTTTAGTGCCCATTCCGCCCATCATT